TTTGATACACTCAGTTCTGTGTTTGCCGTCTAGACTTACATAAAATTTATTTCTTGCAAGAAAACGAGCAAAATATGCCTCACTTTCTCTATCTTCATATTCTTCTGCGAAATGCCTACAACTGTTAGTTTCGGCTAACGTAATTGCTGTAGATGAGATTTCTCCAAAAACATCTTGAATGAAACCATTGCGATTTACCTGAGCCCAACACCCATACGGACGTTCGAAAGAATCATCTGTCGCGATTTTATTAATGAGTCTAATAAAATCGCGGATACTTTGTGTTTGTTGATTAAACATGTTTTTTCTCCTTGTAATTATTGCATGCATCAAGTCAAGTCGGCCGACTTTCGTTGATTAATCGTTTTTCCATGCGTTTTGGAACTGGTGCTTGGAAATTTCCAGTATAAAAAATGATGGCACCTATTTATTCGCCCGGGTGCCACGGACGGCTACAACTCGCGTTTCGAGGAGCAGTCTTATCCCATCAACTCCTTAACTGCTTGTTCTACCTTGCCGTATTTCCTCATTTGGCTCGAGGATGATTCGGAGGACGTATCGGAGGACAAAAAATCATCCAACAGCGCTTGAATTTCTTCTCCGGTTTTTCTTTCGAAGAGACTTTCAATTTCAGGAATACTTTCAAGTAGGCTTTCGCAGTCATCCACCATATCGTCACAGAGGACAGAGGGGCGTCGACGTGGCTTGAGGACTGTTTTCGGGAAAGATCCGGGGGTACCGGGAATGTTGTAGTTCAACACAATATCGGTTCCGGTTTCTGGGTCTGTGATGTCACCATAGTCTGGATCTAACACATAACCCAAAAGGGTTTCGTAAGCAGTTTTTCCATAAGACCAAACCTTTACTCCATCAGATTCTTCACCTCGAATAAGGATTGGGGAATAGTAACGCTTACGTGCAAAGAGCTTCTTTGCTTCTCGTTTTGATGTATCATCATTGCTCGATACACCTTCTCTCCACAGTTTTGACGCAAAGTCACAGATTGGGCAGTCCTCACTATAGTTACGCTTTGGACACAGAATTCCCGGGTTCTTTCCTACATTGTAGTGAAAGTGAAATTCCTTAAAAGGGTCGCCATCAGCAGTCGGGAGAATTCGAATAGTTTGATCTCCTTCAGATGGTCGCCATTTGGTACTGTTACTTTTTGATCTTCCGTTGCGAGAAGTATCGAGTTTTGCTTTCATTTTATCTAAATTAATAGCCATTGTTTATTTTCCTTTTGTTATTATGATCATTATTGGGGATGCACCCTAAAGTCAAGGGGTTATTTAACCCCCCGCTATGTTTTGTTAAAAAAAGATGATGATGGATTTATTTTATCCTAGTCTCACCGGCTTGTTAAGCTACTCGACGTGCCATCATCCGACTATTTTCACTATTATTGACCGTTGGTTGTCACAAAGTTATAGCTTGTTGAACCTTCAGCAATAATTCCTTTGACAGTATTCCAGTTGAAGATGCGGAAACCGCCTCGTTCAATGTCGAACACTACTTCTTGACCTTCGCGAAGATTTCGAGTTTGGCCCGAAGTTACATTGCTTGGAATATCCGAACTTTTAATAAAAGTCATAGTCCGAGCTTGACCATTTTGCTTTACAAAAGTTCCAGTATAAGTTGCATAAGTATTGTTAGTTGTATTCATGTTACCTCCGTTAGTTAAGAATACTCGAGAGCTTGCCCCTCCTCTATAATATAACATGTTGTGATTAGTGTGTCAAGTATTATTTAAATCTTTTTTTATCATCAACATTTACATTATTTGTGATTGAATCTCGCCCTCTTTAATAATATAGCATGTTTGCTATGTGCTGTCAAGTAAAAAGTTTATTTTTTTATCGTTGTGAATGACTGTTGAAAGAATAACGAATTGTCCTATTCGTTACATCTCCTTGAACGGTATTCCAATTAAAGGTGCGAAGACCTCCTTTTTCAATATCATACACCACCTCCGTTCCTTCCGAAATGACTCGTTTTCCGGTTCCGATCACAGAGCTTGGGATATCCTTATTGCGAATAAAAGTCATTGTGCGAACGGCACCAGATTGAGTAGTAAAAGTTCCAGTATATGCAGTGTAGTTGTTAGTTATGCTCATTGTTCCTCCGATTGTATATAATGAGTGTAGTTTATAGTGTGGCAAAAATTTGCCTTATGGTTAGTTTTAAATATAACGAAAGAAGAGTTTAGGTCATTCTCTATGTCCTTTTTAACTTTTTGTTTGATTTGCGATAGGATCACTTTATTTTCCAATAAGTCTTGTTCCGTTATGTTAATAATATAACATTTTTCAATGATGTTGTCAAGTAAAAAAAACATTTTTTTTTCATTTTTTTCTAAATCATAAATTCCAAATGTTCTTATTTTTGAGATCTCTTTTGGATCTCTTAGGTTCCCAAGTTCGGGTTCAATGCCTCCATAGTAATTGTAATAATGAATGACGCTAGATATTGCTTCATTTATACTAGTATAATAACTCGTTATGCAACCCGTGTCAAGCAATTCTGCCATTTTTTTATTAGAAAAAAGATAGATGGAATCCAAAAGCCCCGACCTTGCGTATTCTTGAAGAATATTAAAACAAACTTTATTTCTTTTCTTTGCTTTATCATCTAAAAACATGGTCTCTGGATATATGTAAGCAACCTTGATTTTGCAATGTCTGAATTGCTCCATCAATCTCAACGTCATTCCAGACTCTTTGCTAGCTCCTGATACAATGACCCAAACTGTTCCCTCGAAAGCCTTTTCAATCTTAGGGCAATTTTTTTCATATTCCTCAACGGTTGCAAATTTTTGAACCTCGGGAAGCAATGTTTCATATTCCGGGAATTTATTAAATTGTGATGCCACTGCTCTTCCGGCACCACCGATTCCTATTACCATCATTATTCTATCTCCCTCATGTTACCGTAATTTTTTCCAATTGAAATACTTGACTTGAAATGACCCAACGTTGTATCTTCAAAAAGCTCCCTAATTTGAGGGATCAAGTGGCGATCTTCAAAACCCATATCAAGAAGAACAGAATCATGAACCGCCCATGACACATTAGTTCTCTTGTTCCTAAGAAATCTGTGAACCTTGTTTACTTGAGTGACACAGTTATCAGAAGAGGAGCTTTGCAATAAATAATTCAATGCGTGAAAATCATCACTTTGGATTTCTCTTCCGAAAGGTGTATGAACTGCTCCTTGTTTATAAAACTTTTCTAAAACCTTTTTTCGATCATAATGCTCTGATTCGATCTTGTTCGAATTGGGATTGTAAAGCCAAGCGAAAAACTTGCGTTTCGCTTTCTCCCTATCCACGGTGCCTGAGAAGACGTTTTCCACATTCCATGCATGAATGTCCCCATTTGGTTGCGGATGGCCACACAGAGCCAACAGGGCCCTAATCTCAGCCCCATTATAGTCAAGCGCCACAAAGAAATCATTCATTGGGAGAATTGCCTCTTTATTCTCCGCTTTAATATTCATAATGGGAAAAGACTTGGAAGTTGTCGTCAAGCGACCTGTCTTGGATCCAAACAAATCATAAACAACCCGGAGCGGTTTCCCAAAGAATCTAATGTAGAGGCTGCGAGCCTTGGCGTCATGGAGGGATAAATTTTCCATTTTCTCCCAATTGACTTTGATTGGCTGCAGTGCGATTTCTTGGATAGTCTCATATGTTTCTCGGAGGAACGAATAGTTCTTTGGCCGAGGAATCGTGTCGAAAACGTGATCACAAATGCGATTTTTGATGTCTAAAAAGTGATGAAGGTGTTTTTCTGGTATAAGATCAAACACGCACACATCTTCTATATTAATTTTCGCGTTGAGAAAAGAATTTACAAACGCATTTATTTTTTGTTCTCGATATTCGAATCTGCTTCTGAGTTCGACTGGGCAAACGTCTTTAATATCTCTTCCGCTACAGTACAAAGAAGCATAATCAATAGGGTGATCCCGCAAGTGACGAGACCAATTCCATGTCCGATCGAACCCGTTAGGAATTCTGCCATCATAAAAAAATTGTTCATTACCATAAAGTCCAAAGCATTCATTTTTATCGTCAATAACCTGAAAGGTGGTCATTGTTCCTCCATTTTTATAATTTTGTGCCCGTCCAGAGCATAATCGAGGCTTGCTGGATGTCCCTGTCCAGCACTCTCGGGTGTATAATAATCTTTACTGGATTTAAATCCTCAATAATCGTTTTTTGTGTTCCTTTTTGTGGCATAGCACAACGGTTCCCGCTGCAATTTCCACTTGAAACATAAGTAGGCTTGTTCTTCCCACCTACTCTCGTAATTTTCTGTCTTATTAAATATCTTGTAATTCCTCTTTTAGTTCGAACGGAATGATTTACAATTTGCATGTATTCATCAAAAAGCACCATTTGAACTATCATTTGATCTCCGTCAATATGGATAAACGTTCTCAATAGCAAATGGCCATTATCATACGAACATTTTAAAGCATCCTTGTTATAATCACACTCCTCATAAACAGTTGAAATAGTGTCTGAATTAAAGACCATCAAGTTTCCATCGATGGGCCCGTTATCATCTCTAGCATAATTCTTATA